CATCTAGAGCTAAGAACCTTTGATCGTAAGTTTGCTCGATAATTAGTTTTGCCAAGAACTTCATAGTTCTTAGAATAGTATCATATCTTTTTTGTGTGACAGGAACTGCTGCTTTTGCTCCAGTAGGTGCCATATCAGAATATGATAGATTATCAAAATCTGCTTCTGTCTTCAATTCATCAGCAGGAACTTTGATGACAGAACGAATATCACCGATACTTCTCATTCCAAAAATTGCCATCTCTTTATCCATCTCAACATATCTGTCAGATAAAGAGTTAATTCCATTGATATCTTCAGAATCCAATGAGAAGATGTACCAATCAAGGATAGAGTTAATTGGTTGATATGTAATTAATTTTGTTAGATCGGGTGCCCTACCAACGAAATATCTTTTTGACATGTTTATTATACCCCTGTATATCCTGAAGCTAAAGTACCGTATTCAATAGCAGCACCAGATGCTCTACCAGGTGTTCCCTGTGAGTTGAGACTGCCGTTCCATCCAAATGAGTGTGTGGAGAAGTTCACTTGACCACCAGTATTATTCTGACCACCGTCATACATACCGTTCATAAATCCATGAGTCATTCCAGTGTGGAATGTTTCTTCACCAGTTGTTCCTGGTTTACCAACAGATCCTAAGTTAGAACCAGTAACATCATCTCTTCTAGACATAGCAGAGTTAGTTCTATAACCACCTGCAGTATTCCAGTAAGAATAACCTAGACGAGAGTTCCAAGTTTTATTGGTTCCATCTGTGCCAGGATTAGAACTCCATCCAGACCAAGATTGAGTTGCCCAGTCAAAGCTATATCCGTTACCGCCTTGCTTATACCAACCTTTAGTTTCTCCATAACCACATGCAGGGTTACTACCACCAGAACCGCCAGAACCACTAACAGTTGATACACTGTCATTAGTTAAATCAAAACGGTCGGGACTATCATTGGAGTCTCCACAAACATATGCATACTTAAAGTCTCTCTTCATAATAGAAGTTCTGTTTCTGGAAGTAGACATTCTAGTTCCAGCACCAGCGTTAGACTCAGTAACCATACTGAACGTAGAAACGTAATTACTATTTGCGTTCCAGTTGTTTGGAGTACAGTAAACATATGCTCTCATAGCAGAGTTTTGACAACCTGCCGTATATGCATCAGACTGATCTAGTCTATCACCAATATTGGTGTTACTAAACGTAGCGTGTGTGCAACGGTTGATATTTCTCCATGCAGCACCACCTCTATAACCCGCAGCTGGATATCCTCTTGTAATTTGGAAACCATCAGCAAAGGGTACAATATTTTCCCAGTATGCATTGACACCATCTGATTTCAGAGTGGCACCAACCGTGCTTTGATCACCAGCACTATCGGGAAATTGAGGAGGTAAGGTTGAGAATGGTTGACCATTTACAAGCAAATTGTTATTGCCAATATCAATATTACCACCAAAGGTACATGAACCATCCGTATTCAACGAAATGTTGGGGTTGGTTGAACTACCTGCGGCGGTATATTTAAGTTGATCTACTCTTAATTCTGATGCCATGGATAATAGGATCTCCTACCGTTAGTATTTAGACGATGTTCCAGCTACCGCCATCAGCAACTGTAATCACAATATTGTTATTTATAGTAATAGGACCAAAACTACCACAATTTGTTCCATTTGGAACAGTAATGTTCTCAGCAACAACTTGACTGTTAGCTTTGAAGATACCGTAGGAGTCGATCCACTGTCTTACGCCGTTAGCGTAAAGAACACTGGTGTTTGCTTGGTTACTGAAGGTTTGACCTTCAATGTTTACAGATCCAGCAACATGTAAATCATATGATGGATCTTGTTTCTTAACACCAACTCTAGACAATCTGTAGATGTCATTGCCGTTAGAAGCTTCTGTCCATCTGGAAGTTACAAATTCAGAGTTGTTCTGGAATAGTTGTCCGTTGATGTTAACATCACCACCAACATTCAATCTATAGTTTCTGCTCTGGTTGTTAGTTGGGTCAGTTCCAGAAGTTGTATTTGTGTTAATTGCAATTCTATTATCACCCTTGACTAAGAATGCAGGAGTTCCACTCCAAGATTGTCCACCACCAGCAGTGGATGCGGTAATTTCAAATGCGTCGCTATATCCGACCTGATTACCAATTCTGAAGTTTCTCTGACTAGAAGAACCTAAGAAGTATATACCAGTACCAGAGTTATCATTTGCGGTATCAAGAGTAACGTAGTTTCTAAATCTAGATGCTCCGTTAACATCTAACTTAAAGCTAGAACTTGGATTGGTGACGTTGATACCGACTGTTCCAGTATAATCAACGGTCATTGCCTCAGTTCCAACAGTTAGTGGAACCTCGTTACCACTTCTGCCAGGATCAACCATGAACGCAATACGTCCATAAGAAGACCAAAGTGCCATTCTCTCACTGCCTCTATGGTCATAAAGTAGACCACCTCTTACATTATCGTTATAAGTTAATGCTATACCAAACTGAGAATCAGCACCACCAGAACCATCTACCCAGTTACCATTGAACTGACCAAAGTCAATGCCATGAACACTTCCATAACCATTGAAGTTAGAAGGTCTCAGTCTTAACTTAACGAATGACTCACCAGCACGATTAGTGAATACGGTCTCGCCAATACCGATCTTATTCTCGGAAGCGTCAACGAACAATGTATAGCTATCAACGTTAAGGTCAGCGTTGATAGTTGTTGTATTATTAACAGTTGCTGTTCCACTAACAGTGAGGTTAGAACCTGCACCCGTTAAGACAAGCGAACCAGTCATGGTGTCGCCAGTCTTGAGAACGTTAAGTGATGCTGCACCAGTTAAGTTTGCAGTAATTGTTCCAGCAGAGAAGTTGCCAGCACTATCACGTTGTACTGCATAGCTACCAAGGTTAGCACTACTAAATTGAATGTTACCTTCGTTCCATGCTTTCTGACCATTGATAGTAAATGCATCAGCATTTAAAACTGTCAGTGCTAATGTACCAGAACCTGCTGTAGCATTACCACCAGCAGCTTCAAACTTAGCAGTAAAGTGATTATCTGGAGTGCCAGGTACTAACTGAGAAGATCTAAAGAGGATTGCAGGGGAAGATGACTGACCATCTGTTCTTCCAAGTTTTAGTTCACCTGATCCAGCGTTGTTAACAATCTTACCAACATCTACTGTGTTACCATCTTCTAGAGTAAAGTCATCAAATGGTTGTCTGTTAGATGCACTACCAGCGGTGAGAGCACCAACAAAATTACCAGAATTAAGTCTACCAATTAGAATTGTAAAATCGTTAAAGTTATCTGAAGTATCGTCATTTGTTACAACACTATCGATAACAAAACTACCAACAGCTTGTGCGTTGGCGTTATACAAGTTGATTGGATTACCTGCAGCAAATACTCCAGTTGCAGATGTATCAAGAATAATTCCAGAGAAATAAATTCTGAACTTAGGATCACCAAGGAATCCTTTAACAGCTACTTGATCTCTAAAGTTAGTTGCACTAATAAATCTAGGAAGTCTGTTATCAGATAGAGTTCCTTCATTAATATTGAGAGCATTTTGATACCAAGTTCCTTGTCTATTGTCAAGTCTATCAGCATCTAATCCAGAATCTAAACCATCGTTTAGAGATGTCCAGACTTTTGCCCATGTACCGAAACTAGAAACACCAGTTCCAGATCCACGGAGATACATGTTGTCATTATCTGTGAATGCAAGTTGTCTTACACCACCAAATCCAGCATCGAAACCAGAACCACCATTTCTGAAGGTTACGGTCATGTTTCTGGTTCCACCATCACTTAGTTGGTTAGCACTGTTGAAGATAGTGTTAGCAACAATACCAGAACTGAAGTTGTTTGGAGCAGGAGAAGATGATGGGTTGTTAGTACCTGTAAGAACACGAATCGTGTTACCTGCTGTACCAGAAATAGAGATGTTGTAAGATCCAGATAATCTATCAGAAGATAGAGTACCAGCACTCATGTTGCTGGCATTTAGATAGAATGAACCTTGTACACCGTCTAGTAAGTCAGCATCAAGTCCGCTATCTGCACCAGTCTTAAGTTCGATAGAACCGTTACCTGCTTGACCGATGTTAAACTGAGACTTCTTAAATCTAGAAACACCAATTGTACCGTAAAGGTCAGCAGAAATCGTAAGGTCAGTAACTCTCTGAACGTCAATAGCTACGTTTGCATACTGTCTATTAACAGTAGAAACTTTCGCTTCTAAGACAAGAGAGGATCCAGCACCAATAGCGCCAGGAGCAGAGGTTACAGTAAAGTCAGAACTATATCCAGTACCACCATCAGTAACAGTAAGTTCTGTGACTGCATTACCAGCAACAACAATATTAACCTTGAGTCCAGTACCAGTACCACCTGTTAGTGGAAGATCAAAGTATTGACCATTGGTGTAACCAGAACCAGGATTAGAAATAATAACGTCATCAACAAATCCACCTTGAGTGAATGTTGATTCAAATGTTAGAGGTGATGCACCACGCTCAAACTCAATGATTGTTCCTAAAGGAATAGTTGCATTGACTGGATTGTTTAGAGAGATCGTAGTTAGACCTGCAGCAGTAATAACTCCAGTAATATTTGTATTAGCTTGAACACCACTTACAGTGTTCTTGACTTCGTGACCGATAAGAACATCAGAGTTTGTAGTGAAGATCATCTGAGATGATCCTGTAGTACACTGAGATGCTAGTCTTGCAAAGTATCTGCTTTCTGCACCCTTAAGTGATTGCATTGCTAGTGCAAAATTAGAATCACCTCTTAAGAATGTGAAGGAGTTTGCAGCTCCACCAATTGCAAGTCTGTCTGTTTCAATAACACCAGATGTGATATCAGAAGCAGCAATTTGATTTGATGATAGAGATACCCAGTTGTTAGCATCGAAAGAAGATGTATTTACAACTCTAGTAATATTAACTGTATTTGCAGTAGGTGATGTGCTATCATCAAATGTATCAGTATCTTCAATCTTGATATTGTTGACAATATCACCATATAGTCTGCTCTCAATTAGAGCATTACCTTGTGCTTGTGTACCAGCACCAGCTGGAGCAGCAAATGTTACAGTAGGAGCAGTGGTGTATCCATAACCACCTTTGTATCCACCAAAATCAATAATGGTAACAGTAACAACCTGACCGTTTGCAATGGTACAAGTAGCAGCTGCTGAAACTGCACCCGCTTCTGGATTACCACCAGAGAATGTAACTGTAGGAGCAACTGTATATCCAGAACCACCGTTACTAATATTAATTTGATATACAACACCTTTTCTGTACTCAGTAGCTTGAATACGACCATTAGTTAGACTACCAGTGAAGATGTCACCAATAGTAAATGCAAGAGTAGAATCTGGGTTGAATCCAAGGAACAAACTATCAGTGTCATTGTTTAGAATGAATGATGTAGATGTATCCTGTTGGATCGCGATGTCACCAGCAAGTGCTCCCTCAAGAGAAGTTCTCTCTGCTTGGTTTGCAACAGTGAAGACACTGAATGGTCTAAGTGCTGGAATTTGATCAACTGAAATCTTACCAGAATCAGTAAGTTCAACCAGAGCTCTTGGAACAGCGTTAGTAGAGTATGGTTTGTTGATGTAAGGTCCTAAGTTGTTAGTGATGTAATCTCTAACTGCTTTCTGTGTAGGTAGTTTTGAGTTGCTGGAGTTAGCACCACCTAATGTGTTGGATGCGTCAAAACCAGTAACAACAACGTCACCACCTTTCAACTTCAAGAATTCAACTTCGGAAATTGTAACCGTACCAGTAAAGGTAATGTTACCAGTTCTGTTTTCAATTCTAGCAAATGTACCAACCTTGAAGTCACCTAGTTCGTCAGTACCAGAGACGTATACACGACCATACTGTTCGGAAACTTGCTCATATGCTTCAATCTTAGTACCACCGTTCTCAGGTAGTGCAAGATAGTTAGTACCAGAACCTGCAAATTCCCAAGTGTGAGAAGAAGAGTTAACAATAGATGGTCTGTGTAGATTGACTGTCTTACCAGATAGAACACTAGTGGACACTGCTTGACCAGTAGCTAAATCTGTCAGATCCATAGCTCCGCCAGTACCATCATCGATAGTTAACTGTGCAGAGAAAGGAGGACCTACAGTAACACCAGCAACTGCATCAATGAAGTATTCAATATCTGTATTTGTATTTCTATATCCGTCAACTTTAACGATATAGTGCTCTAGTGGTTCTCTACCAAGACCACTAAGTGTTAGGATGGTTCTACCAGTAGGAGTAGAAGAAACATTAGAAATTGTTGCAATATCAAACTCATATGCATCCTTACGGAAACCTACACCTCTTAGTGCAAATGTACCGAAGTTTGTAGCAGAGTTCGTGATAGAGCAATAACCACCAGACTCAGCAAGAACACCGTCAGCACAGAAGATAACGAAGACAGAAACCAACTGGGTGTAACCATCGTTGATAACTTTATAACCAGTACCACCAAAGGAGACAATCGTAAATGCCGATGCAACCATCGACTTACCTTGGTTCGGGAAGGACGCAGTTCCGTCTAGTTCAAGACCAGGAAATGGGCAGTTAGGTTGCTTGACCTTATCACCGTCAACCTCAGCACCGCCACCACCTAGGAAGGAGATAACAGATGCGTTCTGTGTATATGGAGATGCTTCAATGATTGGATAATCATCATAGTCACCACGAATAGCTAACCTATTATTATTTGCATCACTAACAAAGTTATCTGGATACGAAATAATATTTGCTGTATCGTATAGAGGATTACTGGTTCTTGTTGTGGAACCTGCAAGAACTGTTCCATCTAAGATATCCTCAAATAGATCCATCGATGTATTGATGGAAGAAGCAACGTTAGCACATTGTGAACTTTGTCCCGTGGTGTATACAACTACAGAGTTATTAGTTGTTCTAACAAATGTATGTGCAGATTGTGGTAAATGCTTGAGGCAATTAGTAGCAGCACCTACAAATGTATGTGCAGATTGAGCATTTTGACTAATACTATTTACAACTGCACCTACAAACGTGTGTGTAGAACCTGATGCGGATCCACCAGCACCTACGTTAACTGTGACATTTCCAGTTTGTCTCTCGATACCATTAGAAGATGCACTTACAAAAGCATGTGTGCCTGTGTAAGATGATGCACCAGTATTGATTTCAAACGTGTCGTTAGTTACGTTACTGATCTGTACCCATCTATTGCTTAAGAAGTCATAATTAGCACGAGGATATGATTTCTGTACTGAATTGCCATCTAGATCACAAGTAAATGTGAGAGAATCGTCAGCAATTTTTACATAATCTCCATTAGCAAAACCGTGTCCAACACTTGTGATAACTAATCTTCCATTAGAAGATGTATAAACAGCGTCACTAGCTGTATGTTGACTAGAAGAAACTGCTGTAATAGTTAAAGATTTACCTGAAGCTGGGTCAGTAGAACGAGGATATGTGTGGAAAGTTGCATTACTATCCTGATCACATGTGAATGTAAGAGAATCATCCGCAATTACAATACCTTTACCAACTGCAAGACCATGTTGACCAAGGTTTAGAACCAAAGCACCAGTAGATGCGTCGTAAGTAGTTCCTACTGCTGCAGTAAATAATTTGTTTGCAGGAGATACACCTACGTTTAGTGTAATAGTTGTATCGCTTACACTATCGATAGGTATAGATCTTCCTGAATATGGATCGTGACCTGATCTTGGATATGTTTTGGTATCAGTGTTTCCATCCATCGTACATGTGAACGATAGACTATCATCATCGAGTACAACACCTTCTCCAATACTGAGTCCGTGACCACTTCCAATTGTTAATACTAACGCACCTGTAGCTGGATCGTATGTAGCATCTGTTGGTGTCCATTGTTGATCAGGACCAGATGCACCAACATTAATTGTAAAGGTATCTGCAGTTGTTGCTGTTACTACTAGAGCATTACCGTATGCAACTTGACCAGATTGAGGTAGACTATGCTCAGTGGCATTACCGTCCATTGCACATGTAAATGTGAATGATTCTGGAGAAAGACTAATACTATTACTTGTAGTAACACTATGACCTGTCACAGTCATTATGAAATCACCATTAGCAGGATTGTAAGTAGCTGTTGATGGTGTGTACTGTGCTACTGGAACGCCTGCATTTGGATCAGGAAGAATATTCCAATCTTCAAACTTAGGAATTGGTGAACTTAATACAGTGGGATTGTATACAATAATAGTTCCATCTGTTACTGCACTTACAAATGTGTGTGCTGAACCAGAAGCAGCACCAGCATCTCCCACATTACATGTGACTGTAGTTACACCACCAGAAGATTGAACATTAGTGATGGCATGACTCTTACCGTAGTTTGCATCTGTTCTTAGTGGACTGGAGTGTGTCTCTGTAACATTGTTATATGTGCATGAGAATGCAATCGCCTCTTCTTTAAATGCAATTCTGTCGCCTACGCTAGGAGCAATAAGAGGATCTGGGAAGATTACATCTAAACTACCAGTAGATGCATCATAGATTGCGTTAGTTGGAGTAAGATCAATATATGATCCATCAGTCCAGTTACGCATTGCTGCGATAGCGTATGTCTTAGCTCTTTGATATGCGTAAATTGTTTCTGCTCTTTGTGCTTCTGGAATACCAGTCAAAGCAGTTGATGTGAAATATGATTCAGCAGCTACAACAATATTTTCATTACCACCAAATGTTAAATCTTTTGCTAGATTACTAAGAGTAATTCCTAGATCTCTTTTACATTTTCTTTCGTTTGTATTATCAAGAGCAAATAGTGGGAATTGACCTAATGTGTCACGTAAAGCTTGATCAGCAATTAGATACTTATTTCTTTCAATTAGATATGCAGCATCCAGATATGTTCCATTCTGGTTCTTAGTAATAATATCAACCCAAAGGAATGATAAAGTATCGATTGCAGATTTAACATCAGCACAAGCTGGAGTTCCTGCTGTTGCAGTGATAACTGTATCATCAAAATATCTAGTTACAGATGAGTATACTGGAGTATAGATTGGATCTGTAGGAGTACCATCTCCAGTTCTCCAATTTCTCATTGCATAGATGCAAAGTTCTCGTGCATATTCAATAGCACGGAAGTTTTGAACAATCTCATCCTTGATGTATGCAATTTCTCCACCAAGAATATACTTCTTAGCTGCTTCAATTACGTTAAAGTTAGAACCAAATTCTAAATCTCGTACTAGAGCGTTAACAAAGTGGATGACATCTTGACGACATTGCTCATCACCATCACTCCCTGTGTTATCTCCGCTAGTTGGAGAACTATAAGAAGGATAAAGTTTTTGACCAGCTTCACAAGATAGGAGGATATCTGCTAATTTAACAGTATCATCTTCTACTAAAGTTGTTAGAGCAGCATCTACTGTGATAGTTGCATAACCTGTTACGATATTATCGTAAACAAAATTAGTAATGTTTACAGTTGCATTTTCAAACTTAACTGTACCACCAGAAACGTAAGTATGAGTTACTGGAGTCTGACCTAAAAATACTTTGAATGTATCTCCACCACCAGTAATTTCGGATACTTGATAGTAATCTTTAGCAAATTGACGATTAATTCTTCCTACAACTTCATCTGCAATAAACTCTCTGTTATTGCGAAGGAATACACAAGCGTCTTGGAATCTTCTTTCTACAGGAGTAGAAATTGGGAATGTGTTTGGTGAGTTAAGTAGAGATAGAGTAACTACTTTTGAAAAATTCTTTACGGTTGCAAATTGACCAGGATCTAGATTAGCATCTGTAATTGCTGGTAGCTTCTTGGGAATTACAAATCGTCTGCAACGACCATCAGCATCTTCTAGAACTTTATAGATTCTTTGCTTACCGTTTAAAACTGATAAATCAGGGTTTGAAGTAGGAAGATTTTCAATTAAAATTTCTTGACCTTCTTTAAACTCGTGTGTATTTGTTCTACCAACTAGTGCGTTAGTGTAGAATACAACACCACCAAGATCCTCTGCATTACCAAACTGAGCATTCTGGAAACCACCAGTTGCAATACTTGGATCTCCCTGCAAGGAGAAGTCAAGTCTAGAAATAGGTAGAGTTGTAGTGTAATCTTCATCTACCGATACAACCTCACCCTCAGCTCTAATTGATTTAATAGCTGTTGTGTCTACAGTCTCAGTTTGTGCAGTAGCTTGGTTGATTAAGTATGTACCACCAACACCTGTTGCATCCCATGTAGGTGCATTTAAAATTGGGAAGAAAGTTACATCCCAGATATTGCTTGCAGATTGTGTAGTATCAATAGAAGCAACTTCATAGAATCCTGTGAAAGGAAGACCTGATGATGGTGTTCCTACCAATTGAACAACTGTGCCACCTGGAATAGTTCCAGTAGGATCTTGTGAAAATCTTAAAGTGTTTAATCCTTGTTGACCAGTGATAGCAAGGTTGATAACACTACCTGCACCAGCAGATGTGATATATGAAAATTGTTCACCTTCAACGAAAGAACCAGATTGTAATTGTACGTCAATAGTACCAGAGACATATGCACTAGCACCTGTTGTAGTTGCAAATACAACGTCAAATATTTTTGCTCTAGAACCAGTGTTAACACCTTTTACAATTAAACCAGATGTTAATGTAGCAAGACCTGTGTTGTTTTGGAAATTAACACGGAATTGTTGAGGTCCAAAAATCTGATGACCAACAGGGAACGATGTTCCAAAGTCACCATTAGCTTCAACGTCAAGCATTACTCTTTGCTTGTCGTCAAATACCATCGCAAAATCCCAAGTAGCAACTGCGTCACCGTTGGAATCAATTTGGTCACGATAAGTAACACCAATAACGTAGTTCTTATCACCAAACTTAATAATGTGTTTGCCAGGATTAGCAGGACGGATGATAACCAAACGTAAGTTATCACCAACAATAGAACAATCAGGTGGTAATGAAATTGGGTTATCTTCTACATAATCACCACCAGACACGATGATAGTTTCTTTGACGCCAGGTGTCTTCCACGCTTCCTGTGCCGCCTTTTTAATAGTTCTTACTGGGTTTACAGCAGAACGACCATCATTGAGGTCAGAACCAATCTGCTGAGAAACGTAAATACGACCACCAACGTCATTCGTAGCTAGGTTAAGGACGTATTCTGTAGTTGCAATCTTATCGGATCTATCACCTAGTAGAGGTGTGATTGATCTTGGAAATACACCAGCATCTCCAGTATCGTTATATCTAAACTCATTGGGATCATTTACACGGAAACCAATGTGTTTGAAGTCAACACTACCATTTGTTACAACACCATCAAGATGTTCTGGAGCTTCAGAACCAGTTTGACCAGTGTTTAGTGCTTGATAAACATTAGCACCAAAATATCTGTATTGATTTTTTTGTATAATAACATTAGCAGACCACAGTGTGCCTGTGTTATTCATGTAAGTCTTCAGGTTAGGACCCCTGAAGTTAGCATCGGGAGTAACAAAGTTGTCAATATCTAGGTTTAGAATTCTCGCCGTATCAGAAATGATAGACGTAGACGTTCTAATAGCACCATTAATGTCAAGTTCAAAGTCAACAGTATCAAGTTCTGCAATTGCAGTACAACCAGAACCACCACCCTCAGAAATAGTAACAAGAGGTGCCTGTGTATATCCACTACCAGGATTATTAACAGCAATTGTAGTTACTTTACCGTTAAAAATAAACGCGGAAGCAAGTGCTTGAATACCACCAGCAACATTAGGAGGTCCGATAGTTACTGTCGGGTTTACAGTGTATCCAGAACCATTTGTTTGTAGAACAATATTATTAACTCTTTGCCCAGTTCGGTTAATACCGACACGGGGTAATTGAGTAGTAGGATCCAACTCAGTTCGCAAGACTTCTTTTTCGTCTGCGCCTGTGCCGATTCTGATTGTGGCTTCATTATCACCGATGAGTTTAGGGTTGACGCCCCTAATTTTCTCTTTATCGGAATTAATATGAAAACTCATGGTGTTCCCGTGCTTTTGACTTTTTTCCTATTCTATATTTAGCATCAAGCCCAAGCAATACTAATAACTTCTGTGGATGAAACCCACTTAATAGTTGCAGTTGTACCAGCTCTTACGGTGTTGTAGCTAAAAACGTTTGTTCCACCAGTAGGTTCAATACTCCAAGTTTCACCTGAAGGAATATCATCTTTAATTACTGTTTGGAAACTAGACATAATATTTACATTTCCTGATCCGTCACATGAGACAGCAGTCTCAAACTTAACAGCATATACAGTTCCTGAATCATTAACTGCAATAATGTTTCCTGTGACAAAATTTAGAGTAGAATTTGCAATAGGAATTTTTGTTCCTAATCCATCCAAGTCAAGCGTAGAGGTATTAAGACCTCTTAAAATATAACGAGTTTGTGAACTATCGGTAAAATGTCTATTCTTTACTTCTAAAGTATTGAAATCTTTTGCATTTCTATCCTCATCAACAATGACAGTTTTGCCGATGGCAAACCCACCTTTAGAATCAAATTTTTCTGTTGTAGTTGCCATTTTTATTTTTTAGTAACGGTAGATACGATAGTGATCTCGATTTGATGACCAGCAGTAAGGTCTGCACCAACTTCAAAATTGATTCTAGCTAGGTTGCCAACTGTTCTTTCAAAAGTGGGAACAATTAATTGTTGCCCTGTTCTGACATTACCATACTCTGTATGGAAAATGTCTGTTCCATTATCTATAATACCAAACTCAAAGAATTCTCTATCATTGTTATTTAAGTTTTCTGCAACTACAACTGTCTTAGCTCCTACTGCGGATGCAGCATCGTAAATATCAGATCCACCTGTGTTTGCAGAACCTTTTGTTAAGGTTACTTTTTCTGTTAGAATCTTAGTATCTGCGAGTTCAAACTCTTTAAGATCTCCATCAAAAACTTTGACGCCAGTAAAGTTACCTGTACCAAACGTGGTATTGAAGTAAACATCGCCTTGATTATCAAGTCTGAGAACTGGGTCAACTGATAAACCACCAGAAAGACCTAGATCAAAGTATTGCTTACTGGTATGTAAGAATGTTCTATCTGCTTGAGTATTGTCAAGAGTTGTTTCAGCATTATCAAATGTCATCAAGCTTGCTGTAATCTCAAACTCACTAGATGAGCTAGAGATGATAGTATCTACAGAGTAGAACTCAAGTGCAGATGCAGTAAGACGCATCGTGTTAGTTCCATCATTGTAGAAGTACAAGATGTTTTCATTTGCGCCAGGTGCAGTTTCTGGAATGATGTATGTGTTTTGATCAACGTCTTTAACACCACCAAGAGAACCCCAGTTAGCTCCGTCGTATCCTTCAAACTGACCAGCGTCTGTATTAAATCTGATACCACCCTGAATTACTGCACCTCTTTCAGCATCAGTACCAGATGGAATTGCTAAACTAGTATTTGTATTACATATGATTTTCTTACCAGCATTAGGTTGGAAAGTTAAATCATTGAGATCTGTACTAATAATATTATCTCTTAGTCTTAAGTCTCCGTTAATTACTAAAGGAGAAGAACCTAATGGATCTAATCTAATTTCTTCAACGTCAACAAATGTTAAAGGTGCAACTGCAAGACCCCAGAAAGTTAATGTGCAACTGCCATTAGTTGCAGCACCACTTGTATGTGTAGGTTCGTTACCACTTGTAGCTGTGTTACCTGCTACTGTAACCTCATATAGATTGTTCTTATGTTTTAGATATGCACCAACTAGAACAGGAGCATTTGCAATCCACTCAGTAAATGCAGGAGCAGAAGTGTTAGCAGACTTAATGGTCTTGTTAGTTCTAAACTCTAATGCGTTTGGTGTAAACTTAACACTATTAGATCCATCATTGTAGAACCAAAGTGTGTTATCGTTAGCACCAATAGAAAGTTCTGCAGTGATGTATGTGTTACCATCTAGGTCTCTAATACCACCAAGAGAAGACCAAGAAGATGAAGAAGCACTATAACCTTCATATTGATTACTATCTGTGTTATATCTAATAGATCCATTTTCTGCAGCAGCTGCGCCAGGACGTTGTGCAGTTGTACCAGCAGGAATGTTGATAGAACCAAAACCAGTAACCTTTGTAACTTTACCAGTAGGTGCGGTTAGAACTAAGTCACTACCAGCATCAGTAGAAATAATATTATTCTCGATGCTTATCTTGTCATTGACATTTAATTTATCTGTAGTCTTAAGTTCACCAGAAGTAACAACATTACCATCTGCTTGAGTAACAGTTAATCCACCAACTGTGAAATCTCCAGTAGATTCTACAGAGGTTCCTGTCAGAGTAAGAGCAGCAGCAGAAGTAACCAATGGAGTGCTAACACTTGTGGTTGCTGTAATGGTGTCAGAAGAAAGATCGGGAGCACTGAGAGTATCAATAGTACCTTCAGTGGATTTGATATCAGCAACAGTTACCTCACCAGTGAGGACTTCCATTGTGACAATATTTACAGAAGAAATATCTGTAGCTCTTAGAAGTAATCCACTACCAAATACTTTGGGGTTATTAGGATCGATAGTAATCAATGCTTCTTGATTATCCTCACCACCCTCATCTTCATGACCATCTCCAGAAGCACAGAAGTAGTAGAGGTTTGGTGTTGCGGATGTGACAGTAATATCAACGTAATCAGCACCTCTTTGTACACCGTCAGTGAATTCAACACCAGAGATGGTTAGTGTAGCAGCACCACCTGTAGATGGTAGTTTGTCTAGAGTAATTTGAGTAGCACTGTCAACACTTGCAACTCTTGTGTCTGAAAGTACAACACCATCTCCAGCAGAAACAGTGACAAGCATTCCTGCACTAATACCTGTTGTAGATGTTAGCGTTACTGTATAACTTGCTACATCTAGAGTTGTGGTTAGATTCTCAACTAAACTTGGAGAATAGAAACCATCTCTAAATTCAGAGAAACTGAATTGGTGACCAGACATGCTGTTGTCACTAATATCAAATCTATATGTGCTACCAACATACATTGTAAATGTTGGTGTTAAAACAGCACCAGATCCAGTATCAATATAGAATCTATATGCTAGAGTTCCAGCAGCATCAACAGTATATTGAGTTCCTGCAGCTCCAGTCTTAATAATTGTGTCACTAGAAGAAAGAAGATTAGCTTGATCTTGCTCTAGAAGGATAGATGAAATATTTCCGCTGCCGTCTAGACCAACATCTAGAATAACAATATCTACCGAAGCATTTGTGGTGTCAGCAGTAACTGTAATGTCATCTGCAGGAGTAGCTCCACCAACCAAGTTACCAGCAATCGTTAGAGTATCAGCATCGGCATATCCAGCACCGCCAACGTTAACTGTAACTGTTGCGATAGTACCATCTGCATTTCTGGTAACATCAAATGTTGCATTAGCACCATTTCCAGTGGTTGTTGATGCAACTCCAGTAAATGATCCTGCTTCGTCTGATGTAAATGTTAGGTCGATAGTTGCAGTGCTTAAGAATGCTGCAGATAATGTTACTTGAGTTGCACTATCAACAGATGCAACAGTAACGTCAATTGCAAGGTTACCACTTAAACTTTCTGATACTAAGTCTCCAACACTAATACCAGTAGTGTCTGCAAGAGTTGCGGTAAAGTCTCCTTGTACACAGTTACAAGAAAGAGGACCAGTTACAGTTGGAGTAGTGTCACCACCTGTAAAGGAGATGTTTGTGATGTCACCAGCTAAGGTTGAGATTGTATCACTGGTAGTAATAGTTCCACCAGAGACAGTTTGTACTAAAGTAATTCTTTGAACATCCTTAGATGTTACAGGATATGTAATTGGTTGTGTGAGATCAGCAGCATTTACAGTAAATTCATCATCAGGTGAATAACCATTACCTACATTAACTAAAGTAAAGCTACCTAATTCACCAAGAGTGTCAATTGTATATTCAAAATCAGTTGCAGGATCACCAAATGCAGGAACAAAATTAATAACGGTAGGTCCTAGTGCAGTTGGTATATCAGAAAGAGTAATTAATGTCGTGCTATCAACGTTAGCAACAGTTGTATCTGCTGCTAGTACACCTGTACCACTTACTTTCTCTACTCTATATCCAATAGAAAGTCCTGTTGTATCTGCTAAAGTAACCTCATTGGTAGCAGTTGTAGAGAACGTTAGATTAGCTGCACCATCTACGAGTGGATTTGCTGATAGTGTTAATTGTGTTGCACTATCAATCGATGCGATAGTAGTTGCCTGATCCAAACTTCCAGTATCACCAGCACCCTGTTGTACGTTTAGACCTACTACAAGACTAGATGTGTCTGAGATAGTAACTTGAGCACTACCTGTACTTAAAGTTGTAGCAAAGGATGGTGATTCGCCAGGTAGATATACAGATACGTTAGAAATTTGTTTAGGTAATCCTAATACATCACCAACCTGATATCCAGATCCTCTTTCATTAAGAACAAAGTTGATAAGATCACCAGGAACATTATCAACTGTAAACTGAAAACCAGATCCACCACCACTTCCTACGCTAGAATCAGCTACGCTAAGTACGTCACCAACTTGATAACCAGTACCACTATTAACAATGGTTACTGTAGTAACTACACCTGTGTTTACTACGTTAGCTACGGTGTAAAGGAAACCAGATCCTGTTCCACCAATATTTACGAATGGAAGTTGTAATTCGTCTCCATTTTTATAATCTACGCCTGGATTATTCCAAACAACATCACTAACCACACCGCCTGAGACAGTGACATCAACGAAACCTTGCCAACCATAGTAAGTGTATGTTGATGTGTCTTGTAGGGTTATACTACCACCAGCAGGACCCATGCCAGGATGGTTTGCACAATCATAACGAACAATCTGAGTGCCTGTGTTGCAATCAGTCTTCATTACAACATCAGTAAAGCATCCAGGAAATCCGTAAGTACCAGCAGTAAAGAATTCAAACTTGTCTTGGAAGTCAATAGACTGTCCATTAGCAAGTTGGAAGGTCATTCTATGATCACTTCCTGCTTGACCTGGATTAGCACCTTGGATAGAAGAATCTGAAAGATCAAATCTATAGGTGTTACCAATGTCTAATGTTAGTTGAGGTTGATCAGCACCATCAATGTTGTAAATGAAATTTGGTTGTCCTGGTTGACCAGCGTTAGGGTTAGTTACAGATGTAACAACAAATGTTTGTACTGGTTCGTTAAATGTTTGAACCTGTGAATAAACACCATCTGTATATCCACTACCAGCTTGGGTGATAGTTCCTGATGGAGTTGATGTACCAGAAATTACAATGTCTGCAGTAGCATTAGAACCATTACCCCCTGTGAGGGCAACTCCACTGTAATTTCCTGGAAAATAAGCAGAACCAGCAGTTGTAAGAGTACCTTCTAGAGCAGTAATAGTAAAACTACAAGTTGCTCCAGTACCATTACCGCCTTCCAGAGGAATTGTTAAGTAATCGCCAGGTGTATAACCAGAACCTGTAGTAGTAACAGAACCATCAAACGTTAAGATCTCAAAATCTGCTGTAGCGTTTTGTCCAGTACCACCAATTAGAGGAACTTCAGTATATGTACCAGCATCGTATCCACTACCACCACTTACAATAGTAACTAGAGACTGTGCTAGTTTTCTTTGTTGTATATTAAAATCTTGATATGCTGTAAGTTCTGATAACTTAAAGTCAATAGTTTTCTTACCGCTATTGACAAATCCTAGAGTCTTTATACCAGCTTTGTAGATACCTAATTGTGTGTCCGTACTAAACTTAAGTGACGGATTTCCAACTAGTCCATCTCCTAGTTGTAAGTTACCAGTGGATAGGTCACTACCACCAGATGTGACGTTGAAAAGTGCTGTGCTAATTTGATTGATCTTCTGCCTTTGAGACTCAAAGGTGTCCGTCTTAGCTACGTTAATTGCTGGCATTTTTTATTAATCCGTGCAGTAGTGATTTGAGTTCAGAGACTTCATTCTTCAATGTATTTATGTCGTCCAATGCGGAACTTAGCTGCATAGATTTTCTCCTTGCAGCTATAGCAGAATCGTCCAAATTTAAGATGGCACCAGTGTTTTGGTCTCTTACGAGACCATCATGTCCATCAACTTTAACAAAGTCCATATGCGGAAATTAGAATGCAGCAACAGCACGAATGTCTTGAATCTTAGGAACATACGCTGGATCTACCCCTTTCATCACAATTTTGATTGCGAAAGATGAATATTCTGGTAGATTTGATGCAGTATATTTAAGATCTTGGTATGCAGATTGTTTCTCTACAATCCCTGAAATTGTATTCTCGCTAGTTGCAATTTCATATGTGTCTGGTTCTCCTTCTGTATTAAAGTAGATCCAATCAATATCATCAAAGTTCTCTTGACTAGATGCTTTCTTAAATTTATAGAATACTTCTAAGTTAGAGATGTCTCTTACATTTGCAAGTAGATGTACATCAATTGCAGTAGCTGGACTTGTAATAGAAACTTCCTTAGTTACATACTTGGCAGCAGCAGATCCATTCTTAGATGTATCTTCAGCAACGAAATCTAAACCATTGGTGTAAGTTACTTTACCAACTTCAAGATATGCCTTTTCTTCGTCTGGTTGATTTGGATACTTAACAAAGTCTCCTACGCGGAAGATATCAGCAAGTTGATCTGCAACAACAGCATTTCTGTTATACAGAACATTATCGATAATTCTACCATTGTAATCATCGTTGATAGGATTAACATCAACTCTTAAAGTTAGCTTCTGTGTTTTACTATTCCAGATTGTTGCTTTACCAGTAATAATGTTATCATATGTCTCAAGCATAACCGATGGATTACGTGCTACGACAGTTGCAGCATCTGCAATACTTGCTAGAACTTGAGATGGATTTGAATCTACTGTTACTGCAGTAAGACCCAATTGATTTCCTAAAGTTACAGTTTCTCCTTTTTGGAAGAATTGACTTGTTTTAACTCTTACATATACAATTTGACCATTAACTCTAGCAATAGTTCCTACTGCTTTAGTAGTAACTCCTTTGATTGTTTGATCAGCTTGTAAATCTGTGGCACCGTTACCAGCAAGATTAAATTGGTAAACTGGGAAGAATTCAATAACTTGATCTCTTCTTCCAAATCTGTCTTCCTGACCACCAGCATTTTCAATTCTATTTGATACTGTTTTAACAGTAGCACTTGAAAGATCAATAATTGGACTTAAATGAGACACAGTAGACGATAGATTCATCTTATATGTAAGTGACTGAGATACACTGTTCAAAGTTTCATTGATACTAGATGCAATAAATTTTTGATTAGTAAAGTAATGTGGTTCATTTAAGAATGTTTTTTCATACTCAGATTGAGAGTAAGAAGTGTAATTAGTTGTTTTAGAATCTACTGGAACAACATCAGTTGTTTTAACTTCTGTTAATAAAGTAGTTCCTGCAAATGATAGATATGAAACTTGTGGATATAGAATTTCATACTTTCTATTTGTAGATGCGTATACCACATCTCCACCACCAATAGAATTACCAGCAGCTTGAGAACTGGAAGTAATATTATATGAATCAATACCAGAGTTAGATACTTGGAACAATGTGCTGTTTAGAATAGATGATGTAATACCACCTGTTTCTAATGCAGTTCTATAGAACACATACGATTTACCACTATCTTCAAATCCATGATCTCTATGATTTACTTTAACAATAGAGTTATTATTCTTGAATAGCTTAGAAGTGGAATTAGTATTAGCACTAGCATTTGTCTCGAATGGATTTTCATCGAGAAGTTCATAACCAAGACTACTATTCTTAACTAGAAGTTCTGCAGGTCTTGCAGTATTAAACTCAGCACGATACATAGTAAACTTAAGATCTTCAAAGATATCTTCAGTCCAACTTTCGGTATTCTGGGAACGGAATACCGAACCTAGAGATGGTTGAGTTGTGATGACCGTACTTGTAGCAATGTCGGTTGCACCTAACTTAGAAGACCACAATTCATAATCAATAGAATCTGTCTCAATTACAAGTGCATATTCTGTATCATTCTGTAGATATACAGGATAATCAAATGCAAAGTGTGAAGGTGTTGTAGATTCTGTAACTCCAACTTGATCAGTAGCTACACCCATTCTAACTGCGGGAGTATCAATCTCAATGAATGTTTGAATTTCACATCCTCCAGCACCATTACCAACACCTTTGATAACAACAGAAGGTGCTTCTGTGTATCCAAAACCAGAAAGAGAAATTTCAGCGTTATAAATCTTTCCACCTGATACTTCAATTCTTGCAGTTGCAGTAGAACCGCCAGGAAGTTGTGGACTTTCAATACTGATGATTGCGCTGTCATAGTTAAGACCTGGATTTGTAACTCTAATATCAGATAACTTACCACTATCTTTTGCAATAGCAAGAACGAAATCTGTAGCATCTGTTGCATTAGAGACAGTTACAGATGGAATAATTAGATCTTCATTTGGAATAAAAGATTTACCATTGTGGTTGCTAAGAACAACAGTATAAACCTGTTCGTTTGTAAGACTATATCTACCAGATGCAGTAGCTACTAGTTCTACATTGTTTTTATCAAAAATTGAGAGGATAGGACCTGAAGCAGCAGAAGATGCACCAGTTACACTCTCTCCTCTAATAACTGACATATTGCCACTAGCAAAACACTTAAGGAAAGTATTTGGAGATAGAGTCTTCTCAGATCCAGGAACAATGTTCTTAGCAGGTTTTTCTGCATCAACATTAGTAATATATGTCTTAACTGGAATATTTGTACTCTTCTTATTAAAGTAGAGATCAACACCAGTTACAAAACAACCACCATCTAAATTCTCAATCTTAAATGTTTGGGCAAGTGGATTTGGTCTAATAGGATTGTCAGTATTACTTTCAATAAACTGAACACCTTCATTAGATTTAAAGACTGATGGTTTTGTAGATACAATGCTAGAAGGATTTTCTGGTAAAATACCAGTAGCATAATACTTAACTTCACTGTAAGAATCTACACCTAGTTTTGATTCGTTAGTTGCACTAGAAGTGAATCTAAATGTTAGTTCGCCAGTAGTGAAGTTCAACTCTTCTGCATCTTCATCATACGATAGAGTATCAACATCTCCGTTCCATGTAGCATTTTGTGCTGGAGGTTTACCAGCAGGAACAACAATTAAACCAGATGCGTTACCATATTCATCTGTAGTAACTTCACCATTAAATGCAGACAATGAATTACCAGCAATACCAGTAAATCTTAAATCAGGATTAACCCAACGAGAAATATCTCTACCTTCTAGGAACACATAGATCCTAGTGTTGGGTTTCATTCTACTAACTTTAAATTTAACAGGAAGACTTCTAGTGTAGAAAGCTAGTGAAGTAGAAACAGTATTGTCTCCAACAGTTTTGGTTTGTACACCTTTTCCTACATCATTATTCTGAGGACTAATATTAGAAGAACTACCAACAGATGCTGATGTTACAGTGGTAGTTGCAATTTGAGAATTGACTCCACCAAGAGAATTGATTGCAGTAAATGTAGAGGATGTTCCAACCCAGTTAACTACAAAAGAGTTATAAAGACTTGAGAAACTTTCTTTTACATTTTCCTTAGCTAAGAAAATATTGAATAGATCTGTATTTGTGTCAACAACTACAGGTTCTTCGTGTTGATCATACCATTGATCAATAGCTGGTGTTAGTTCACTATCACCAACATACTGAAGAACAACAAATGGATTTGGATTTAATTTTCCAGAAGCAAAATTATTTCCTAGTAGAGATAGTGGAGAATATGGTAAGGTTACCATGTTTCCAGTTTTTTGATATCCAGCAACAGATCTTTGATCTTCTCTAGTATTAACTTCTACAAGATTAACAGAATCTTCTTTTGCTTGAGGACGTAGGACACTTTGCTGACTGTCCACTGCACATCTATAATCAAGAGAAGAAAGATTGCCAATTCTATGTGCTTCAAAGTTATCAACAAAGAAACCACACTTAAATCTATCAAGTCCAATATCATCTTTAACTTGCATATTAAGAGCTTGTTGCTCTAAGATGCTAAGTGTAGTGTAATACTCAAGACGTTCAATACGCTTCTCTAGTTTACCGATGTCACGCATAGTGTAACGACGGTTATCAACAGGAGTAATTCTTACATCTTTACTTGTCTTAGTAAATGCAGGAATATATGCATAGAAGAGAGGTACAGCATCTTCAATTGGATCTGGTTTAGTTGGGTTAAGAGATGAATTACCTTCCTTAACAATAAAGTCTCCATTCTGATCTAAGAAGATACCATCAATACGATCTAAGTATTGTTTTTGACTAAAGGAGAATGTAAACTCTAGGTTTAAATCAGGAGCAGGACTTGCAGAAATAACAGCACCAGCACCAGAGAATGATCCTTCAGTTCTTTCTAGTGTAGATGTATCAAGGAAACCAGGAATGATAGCACTGCTATCTACCTTCGGTCTAAAGTCAAGAACATTCTTGAGTTCTGTGATACCAAGAACAGAAGAATTGAAAGAAGGAATTTCATCTTCACCAACACCTGCTTCATGCAAGTAGCTATCGATAGTACAGAAATCACCTTGTGAATGCTCAAAGTAATCGAAAGCGATTACAAGTTGACCAGTTGTTTCTTCAAAACCAGGTTTTAGAACAATACGAGAAACATCATAGATTGTATCTCTCTGACCATCATCAAATGTATATCTTGATGTTACATCAGTACCAGAAATCAAATTACCAGCAGTATCAATCTGAGGTGGTTGTGAGGAAGTTCCTTCATAAACATATCTTAGTTTAAATGCATCAGAGTATGATAGAATTTCTACAACCTCTGTGTCATAATCTGTTCCTCTTAGAGGTACAACACGGTCACCAGCAGATGTAACTGTAATTCTCTTATTTCTAACTACAGTCTTAAGTCTTGGTTTTGCATTAGATACTTCTAAAGTTGCAGTCAACTTAAGTTTGGGGAATGTTCCATTAGTAGGAATATTACCAAAGTATGTTGTTGGTAGTTGTAAACTAATACTACCAGATGTCAGACCACTAGCTGTATCAGTAGAAGAAGTAATTTCTACATCATCTTCTTCTAGATAGATAATGTCACCTTTAACAATGTCAGGTGCATCGCCAGGATCAATAACAGTAACCATAAGATTCTGTTCACTGAACGCAGCAAATCTTTGTGTACCAAATGGTAATTGTGCAGCAAAGGTAATAATACCACCACCACTAGATGCTGTAGTTACAAAATCTCTACGGAAGAAATACTTAATCTTAGTATCATCACCACCAGAAGAAATTTGAGAAACTTGCTTACTACCAGTAGAATACAATAGTGTGCCACTTGTAGAATTGTCCACCTTCGGACGTAATCTCACAATACTTGCATTAGTAACAGAACCAGGTAAAGCTGTATCTAGATAAATTCTAGATTTATATGCTCCCTCTTGTTGTGTAGCAAATTGTACAATTGCACGAACTAAATTATTATCGTCATCAGAGAATTGAACTAAATCTCCTTGTTGTACAGCAGTTGATGCATCAGCACTAAAGCTAGTAGATTCAACAAAAGTAGAACCTTGTGTACCAAAGAATGTATAATTTGTTACAGTTTTAATTTCTGAATATTTTTGACTATCAATTACAACGTCTGCAGAGAAACTATTTGAATTTCCTGAACCATATGAACAACCAAGAGACTTGACGTTCTGTGGAGTGTAAGTAGTTACTGTGTCTCTGTAAAGAATAGGAACAATAGCAGCTCCTGCATTTGGAGCTCCAGCAGAATCTGGATTCTTAGCTGTTACAGCTGGTGGTTGTGCATACTCTACATTGACAGCAGATCTATTAATGATAGCTGCTTTATAGATTTTTCCATCAATACTCTTCAACAACTCAATTTTAGAATTGTCATATTCTAGTCCATTGATTAAAAGTGATACACCATCAGCATATCCTAAACCTCTGTTTTGTACAACAAAATGAGAGATAGTATTTTCTTTAGCAATTCTTACAGTGTTACCATCTTCATCTCTGATTGTTTCACCTGGCAAAAATCTACCAGACAGTGTTTTAACAAATAGAATAGTTCCTGTAGTGTAAACTCCAGAAGGTGTTCCTTCTACAACACCATAAGCTCCACTATCTACACCAAATACGTACTTACCTTCATCATAACCAGCTGGTGTTGATTCTAAAATAATTTTAGTAAAGAACTGAGGATCGAAATAAGAAATTCCAAACGTTGAATTGTATGCACTAGTTCCAGCAGCTAGACGACCCCTAGAAAGAACAATATCAGAATCAGGATTAAAACCAGAACCTCTTTCTTTTAGGAAGAAGTTATTGGGTTTTACTTTACCAATAATAGGAGTAATTGTGTTAGCATAATCTACAACATGACCAAATTCAGTTCCTCCTGCTGCAGCATCAGCTTCGGTTAAATAAATCCTTCTCTTATTTTCATTATCAGAAAGATCATAT